CACACCCAGCACCACATATCTCAATGAGACCCGCACCATACACATGAACATAGTGGGCTGGTTCCCTTTGCTGAGACTGTGTTTCAACAACAGCATATTTGGCGTGCCTGATCAGCCCAGCTCACCAGCCCTGGCAGTGGCCACGGTCACAGATGGAGTGGTCACTGGGATCAACATCACCAACGGCGGATCAGGCTATCTAGCGCCGCCCAGGATCGTTATAGTAGGCAACGGATCTGGTGCTCGTGCCACGGCCACCATAAACGACACCGGAGTTGTCACCGGCATCACGATCACCAATGGCGGTGCCGGCTACTGGCCCTTGCCCAATGTTGGTCCCAATGTTCCGGCTCCGGCCAATCCTGCCAATCTGGGTGCCGCAGTCTTGATAACCACGGGATATGTGGTAGATTTGCTGTACAGATAAACCAAACGTTCTTGATTTTGTCTAGATAATCTGCTATAATCAAGCATGATTGATGTGGTTTCCTTTTTACCCGGCAAGCGAAAACAAACAGCAAGTGGTTGGATAAGTTTCAACGCACCCTGTTGCGTCCATCGCGGCGACACACAGGACAAAAGACAGCGTGGTGGGATCAAGCCCAGCTTAGACGGATCTTGGAGCTACCATTGTTTTAATTGTGGCTATACTGCTAGTTTTGTTCTGGGCCGTAACTTGACATTCAAAGCTCGTCGGCTACTAGAGTGGATGAATGTGCCTCAAGAAGAAATTGAACGTATCAATCTTGAAAGCCTTAAACACAAAAGTATAGAAGGCCTGCTAGGTGAGCGTCAAGAGATTGTCAACAAGTTACAAAACATTGAATTTGAAGATCGAGATTTACCAGCAGATACACAACCATTAAATGACACAGCCGAAGAGTATTTGCAACACAGGTGTATTCCAATGGACTATCCATTCATGTATAAAACCATGCCACGCCCTGGTGTAGTAATTCCGTTTACGCATGACAATCAAGTGGTAGGACATGCCACAAGATTTTTAGACGACCGCACGCCCAGATACATCAATGACACACAACCAGGTTATGTGTTTGGCACAGACTTACAAGGCCGAGACTGGCGCTATGTGCTAGTGGTCGAAGGAGTGTTTGATGCACTGTCAATAGGTGGCTTGGCAGTGTTACACGCAGAAATCAATGACGCTCAAGTAAGACTAATACGCAGTCTAGGCCGTGAGATTATTGTAGTACCTGATCAGGACGCAGCTGGCATGCGGTTGGTGGATCGTGCAGTGGAGCTGGGTTGGGCAGTCAGCATGCCCGACTGGCCTGCGGATGTGAAAGATGTGAACGACGCAGTAATTCGTTGGGGTAAGTTGGCAACTTTGATAACTATCATGCAAGCCAGAGAAACCAGTCGAATCAAAATAGAACTAAGAAAGAAACAGTTGATCAAACAACTTAATAAAAAATGAAAATATTAGTGTGTGGAGATAGTTATAGTGTGACTGATCCAGATTTTCCCGGACTACACTGGAGTGAAAAAATTTTAAATTTTTCACCTGAATTTGAATTGTGTAATCTGGCGTATGGTGGATGTAGCAATGCTATGATAACCTTGCAATTATTACAAGGTTTAAATTTAAACCCAGATTTTATAATCCTATCATTTACCAATGAACATCGATATGAAATAGACAAAGATGTTGCAGTATTACCAACAGACCTTACAGTACAAGGATTAGCGCACTATCAAAAGACTCGCTATACTACTAACATGTATGTAAAAGATGCAGAAATAGAAAAATGGATAGGCGGAAAATGTTCTGATAATTTTGAAAAACTTAAGAATTATTTTTATATTTCTTTTTGTCTCCAAACATTACATCAGCGCAATATTCCATTTACTTTTAGTTTAGGTGGGTTTGAATACAAACAAGATTACCCTGCATTAATTAATTCTAATTACATGTATAATTTTATAAAAGATTATACAGAAAGTGAACTTAAAACTAATCTTTGGTATCATGGTCACAAAGATAAGCCGTGGTTTCATGTTGACAATGATGAGGTTCAGACTTTATTTGCAAATGAATGTATATTTCGTATTAACACTGTTAAGGAAAAACCAACTTGTTAAAAGATTACGGACTTGAGGTCCAACGACTATTCTTAGAAATGATGTTGCAAGACGCAGAGTCGTATGTGCGTGTGCAGAACATTTACAATCCAGAAAACTTTGATAGAAGTTTAAGACCTGCAGCCGAGTTTATTGCCCAACACAGCGATCTACACAAGACACTGCCCACTACGGAACAGATCAGTGCCAGCACAGGTGTGCGACTGAATCATATTCCAGATCTAAACGACGGACACTTTGAATGGTTCATGGACGAGTTTGAAGGCTTTACTCGTCGTCGAGAACTGGAACGTGCAATTTTAAAGAGTGCTGACTTGTTGGAAAAGGGCGAGTACGATCCTGTGGAGAAACTGATCAAGGATGCAGTACAGATATCACTTACCAAAGACATGGGCACAGATTACTTTGCTGATCCAAGACTCCGCATTGACAAGTACTTCAACTCAGGTGGACAAGTAAGCACAGGTTGGCCACAGATGGACAAGATCTTGTATGGCGGGTTCAGTCGTGGTGAACTTAATATTTTTGCCGGCGGATCGGGCTCGGGCAAGAGCTTGGTCATGATGAACATAGCACTGAGCTGGTTGCAGATGGGTCTCAGCGGCGTGTATGTGAGTCTGGAACTCAGTGAAGAACTGTGTGCTTTGAGAACTGATGCCATGCTGGCAGGCATGAGCACTAAGGAGATCAGAAAAGACATAGATCAGACCGAGCTAAAGGTCAAACTGGTCAGCAAGAAAGCCGGACAGTATCGTATCAAGGCCTTGCCAGCACAGAGCAACATCAACGACATTCGCAGTTATATCAAAGAAGTGCAAGTGCAAACAGGTTTGAAAGTGGACTTTGTCATGGTAGATTATTTAGACCTGCTGATGCCAGTTAGTGCCAAAGTCAGCCCCAATGACCTGTTTGTCAAAGACAAGTATGTTTCAGAAGAACTGCGCAACTTGGCCAAGGAACTCAATGTGCTGTTTGTGACAGCCAGTCAGTTGAATAGAAGTGCTGTGGAAGAAATAGAATTTGACCACAGTCATATCTCAGGTGGTATTTCAAAGATCAACACTGCCGACAATGTGTTTGGTATCTTTACGTCAAGAGCCATGCGTGAACGCGGCAAGTATCAGATACAATGTATGAAGTCACGTAGTAGTACTGGTGTAGGTATGAAGATCGATCTGGATTATAATGTTGAAACTATGCGTATCACAGATCCAGGCGAAGAAGCCGGCCCGGTTAATTCGTTTGCCAAGGGTAATTTGCTTGACAGTATCAAAGCAAAAAGCAAAATGGTCAGTCGAGAAACTGTAGATAGTGATACCGGTGAGATCGGCAAAGTCACTGCTGACGTGCAAAGTGCTAAACTAAAACAGCTATTGGGACAAATCAAACAGTCATGAAAGATCGAAAATATTTCTGTTATGAAATATATAAAAATCTCGCTATATGGTCACATAACGGTCATTTAGCATATAACCCCTGTAGTTTTTTTAGTGGGTTCATCAAAGAATCAGACTCGTTTGATTTAGATAGTATTTGGAATGGGCCAGAACGAGCAGAATTAAAGCGTTGTGTAGAAACAGACACTCCAATTCATGGATGTAGATCCTGTTACCACGCCGAAGAACATGGCCTAATGAGCAGACGCAAAAGTAGCCAACTACTATACGAAAACTATCATCATGACACTAATATTGATTTAGATGCTCCGCAAGGTTTAGATTACAGCGTAGGAAATCTCTGTAATTTAAAATGTGTCGTATGTGGACCCTACAATAGCACAGCCTGGGTATCTGATTATCAGACACTTTATCCTCTTCATCCGATTGATCAATTTAAGTATGAAAAATTTAATCAACTTGAAACATTTGACCCAGGGTTACTTAAAAATATAAAAAGTTTACACATCCACGGCGGCGGCGAACCATTGATGAGTAATAATCATATTAATTTACTTAAAGAAATTAAAAAAGTTAAAGGATTACGTGATATTCGAGTATTTTACAATACCAATGCTACACAACGAGCGTCCCAAGAATTGTTAGAATTATGGGAGGAATGTCAATTAATTGAATTATATTTTAGCATTGACGACTTAGGCAACAGATTTAATTATCAACGTACCGGTGCTGATTGGAATGCTGTAACAGATAATATAAAGTGGTACATAGAAAACATGCCACATAACCATATGTTTCACATAAATTGCACCTGGAGTTATTTAAATTTGTATTATCTGCCAGACCTGGTTGATTGGTATCGAGTTAATTTGTCAACCAATCGTTACGGCGATCCTGTAAATTTAATTTTTCAGCGTGTCATTGGAAATTTTGATATTTTGCATTTAAATGCTACTGTTAAAAACATTTTAATTGAAAGATTTTCAAATTACCCACAGTTGACAGAACTAGTGAACAGTATTGAAACTAGCGATAAAAATCATCAACTCTTTTGGGACGAAATTGAAAAAATTGATCAGGTAAGACAAACTAGTTATAAAAACTTATGTCCTGAATGGAGTCAATTATTATGAACATGCTATGTTCCGGAAACCCAAATCATATAACTGTAGCCAGTGCGGTAAAAAATTATTTTCCAACAGCCAAGTTTGCCAGTCGTGCCACTGGGTATGATTTAAGATTCTGGGATGCTGGCAGCGAAACTTATTTTAGAAAACAAATTATTAACTATGATGTATTTGTTAATAGTTCATTTATTTGCGGCGGCGGCCAACTGGCTCTATTAGAAGCAACACACGAAGAATGGGCAAAAATTGGAATTCATGGGCATATTATTAATATAGGTAGCACTTCTGAATATCTGGGTGTAAATGATATCCAGTCCAAAGATCAAGTTTATGCCAAATACTCAATACAAAAGAGGGCCCTCAGAGACCGTAGCTTACAGTTAAATGGTTTAAATAATATAAAGACTACACACATTGTCGCCGGCGGATTAAATGATGGAATACCTGAGCACAAAAACTGGTTAGATTTAACGCATATTGCTGAAACTATTGTCTGGGTCGTTGAGCATCCGTGCTTGATACCATTGATAGAGATTAGGGCAAACGGTTTAACACGAAATGAATAATAAAAAGATTCTAACCTAAAATGTCAAATCAATTTTGTAGATATTTGTCAAACGGATACAGTTTTTCTACTGCAAATAATAGTTCTGTTATCACAGGGCCTTGCTGTTGGTACGGTAATAAGATTCCATTTGATTCTCAAATATTACAAAATCGTAAATTAAAGTTTGAGACAATCAACAGTTGGACCATCGGGTGTTCTGCCTGTCAAACATTAGAGAATGCAGGACAACAAAGTTTACGGCAAACTGGATTAGACTGGATTGATGATTCTGAAAATTCCCAAGATCCAATAACGATTGATATTAATTTAGACAAAAATTGCAATGCGGCCTGCGTAATTTGTAATAAAGGCAACAGTTCATTATGGGCAAAAGAAGAGTCAAAATTACACAATAACATGATAAGTGTTCAATCTGAAAATTCCATTGATAAATGGATTGATCAGATTGTTAATACAGTATCATTAACTAAGTTAAAATACGTTAAATTTTTTGGTGGTGAGCCGTTGTTTACAGATACACATTTAAAATTTATAAAGCAGATACCAAATCCAGACCAGGTGACATTACACTACACTACTAACGGATCTATATATCCTAATGATGCGGTCCTTAACGAATGGAAAAAATTTCGGACAATAATTTTTGCCGCAAGTTTAGATGGAATAGAAGATCAATTTGACTATGTGCGCTGGCCTTTACCGTGGCATAAAGTCAATAAAAATTTAATTCGACTTAGAGAAAACAAAGATATATGGAACATGATATTCAGGGTAGAATTTACAGCTAATTTTCTTAATGTATATTATTTTGATCGACTTGAGGACTGGATCAAAAACAATTTAGATATTAATTCGAGTGGTGACAAAACTGAAATTAATGTTCATCCGTGTTGGGGGATATGGGAGTTGGTGAAAATGCCCTACAACATCAGAGAAGCAGTTTTAAAAAAATATCCAGTTAATCATGTAATACATAG